AAGAATGTTGCGGGATATCGCAACTATGATTCCTCAGAGTTTGCTCGCCCCGATGCACTTCTTGAGGATGATGATGAAATGGAAGCAGTCTGGAAAAAGCAGTATTCTCTTGCAGAGTTTGTTGCTCCTGATCAGTTCAAGACTTATGATGAACTGAAGAAGCGTCTCGATTATGTTCTTGGAAATCGTGGAGTTCCTATGATGCAAGATCAGGAAACTGTTGAGATGGAAGAATCCTTTGAGCGTGAACGTCGTGGAGAAACTTCTAATTCAGACGATGATTTCAATTCTCCTGATATTACAATGTCCTCTTCTAGTGATGATGAGGATGATGAGACCTTGAAATATTTTGCAGCACTTGCGGAATAAATCAGTTAGGAACTGTGACTCTTGTATTTTCTGTTTGAATTAAAGAGTCACTTATATATTCTGATGATGGTGAATATATCATAAGTTCTCTCATATCATCTAAAAATTGTTGTAAATATCCTCGTCTTAGTAAATAGATTGAGGATTTTTTTTCGTTCTTACGAACTTCATATTCATAATTAGTAATTCCATCTCTCACATTGGAACCAGATACTGTAACTTTTGCACCATTATCACTATAATTTAATACAAAATCTTCATTGACATCCTTTCCTGCAGGAAGAATTAGTCTACCATTAGAATCTTTTATTTCCTTTGTTTCATAATGGTGAAAATTATTTAAATTTTCTATACCATATTTTCTTTCTGCATATTTGTAAAGCTGATAGTTTGTTAATGGCCATTCATCTCTAACATTAATTATTCCTGCAGTCATCAAAACAACCCAATCTAATTGAGAACTTCCATAAAATTCTTCAGCAACAACATCTGGCCTTGAACCATCAGGAATTTGATACTTTTCAAAAACTATAATAGAACTTTGCAAATCATCACGCAACTTATTTCGCCTGAATAAGTTTTTGACAATTATATAATCCTTTGAGGAAATTGCATCAGATAAAAATGATTGATATGCAATATCCGGAAGTTCTCTAAAATAACCCATTTTAGTATCCTACTCCTTTTGTAAGATTATCATCGCGGTTATAATCAACATCATAAACTGGTTCAAGTTCTTTAAATCCAAGTTCTAATATCATAGATACTGGTGTAGAATCATTATAAACTGCATAAGTTCCCTCACCTGTATAATTTACAGACATATCTGTTAGAACACATTGCTTAAAACTATGCAAAAATGGATGTGGGTTTGGTCCTTGTTTATATGTCAACTCAAAAACATTTGGAGTTCCTAGAAAAATTCCATTTTCGGAACCTATTTTTGCTGACATATTTTTCTTAAATGCATTGATAATTAATTTAACTTGCTTTGCTTCATCTGGTCCTCTTGGAGTCAACTTAAATGAGAACTTGAAGGACCTTAAGGTCACCCCATTAAATAAAAGTTCTACATTTTGATTTAATATTTCTCCACTTTCTCTTGCAAAAACAGCATCTCTTGTCAATGATCCTCCAAGAGGAATATTTGCCGCTTGTGCTGCTATTTGTGCTAAAAATGCTGTCTTAAATCCACTTGCATTATTGGCAAATGGATTAGTTACTGCTTGCAATATTTGAGAAAAATAATTTCCAGTATCCATTATATTATTTGGAAGTTTTGTTTCTATCGCATTCATAACTCCACCATAAACAGAAGCAGTTAATCCATCAAGATTACCAGCAGCAAAATCTACGGAGTTTCCGTCCTGTATATTTGATGGCATTGGTAAGATTATTGTTCCATTATTTTCTTTTAATCTTGTTTTTTGTGGTGATTCGCTTGCATTAAAATTAAAATTTTCACCATTTCCTCTAATACTTCTATTACTAGAAACTAAACTTCCCCCAATAGGAGAATATTCTACAATATCGATTTGTAAATAATCTGTTTTATCTGTCAGTGCAGCATATGGATATCTTAAAAGTCCACCCTTAATTTTTTTCTTTCTTGATATAGGAGATCCGCCAATGTTTACATCAATATTTTTAAACTTATATTCTTCTTCGGGGGGTTGTGATGCCATTTATCCTTTTTTAACTATTTAGAAACTTTGCATAAGGGATTTCCCTTAAGTCTGCAATTTCACCAGGATCAACCTCATATAATTGCCCAATCACTTCATTCCAAGTATAATTCCTCATTTTACCCCAATGAAAATTAAATCCACTAAAACCTTTTGCATAAACATCAGTGACTGCAACTAATGGATGCTGATCATAAACTATTCCAGGTGTCTTTGCTCTATAAACATAAGTATAAAAGTTTCCTGGATCTGGAACAGGACTTACTGTGCTTTTTAATGCATCCATAATTTCAAGCATTAGATCTTCAGGATCCTCAGTTCCAATTAATCTCTGTAATATTCTACGAATACGATTTGCATTATCATCTGTTGGTCTTTGTCCCGATCTTCTTATATCTTTTCTAATTCCTTCATCATAAACATTTGATCCAACAGGTATATTTGGATCATTACTATATGTTACTTCACCAGTTTCAAGAACATAATTATATCCCCTTCCAAGTTTTCCACCTTTTCGGATTGTTCTTGCCATTATTTAATTCCTAAGTCTGATTCCGTAAGGACCTTAAACTCCCATCCACGATCAATGCACCATTCTTTAGCAGCATCCCATTTTGCCTGATTCTTTGCATACTCAACAACCTCATAAATGTAACTTTTTGTTTTTCTTTTCTGGACTTTAGGTTCTTGAGTTTGCCTGAATGGTTTGATTTCAATTAATGCTTTTTTTATTTTTCCATCACTGTCCTTATACTTTATATAGAAATCTGGAAAATATCTATGTATTTTATTGTCCACTGGAGATCTATAAGGAACTACAATTTCTTCACTAGAATACTCTAAAATATTTTCATTAGTATCACAGTAATAAAGAAACTTTCTTTCCCAACTACTTCTGTAAATAATATTATGAACATCCCCCTTATATTTTTGGGGATTTGATGGTTTATATCTTCCTTGTAAGAACTCTCTTTTTGACATCTAAATATTTAATAATAAAAGTAGTCCTATAAGGTATTTAGAGTGGCAAATAGTCTTGTAAAAGCAGTTACGATGCAAAGTGCAAGAGAATTGGTGGGAAATCCTGCACTCACAAATTATTATTTGGTAGAGATTCCTCAACTTTCTAGTAATGTAATTGATAGTAATAAAAGTAAATTGGCAAGGCATATTTTATTGTATGGAAAACTAACGGATAAAAGTTTTCCATCTAGGAAACTTGGTTTTTTATGTTCTGAAGCATCATTACCCACTTCATCATATGCCACTGCAGAAGTTAAAGATAATTTTCTTGGAATAACTCAAGAATTTGCTCATACCCGCCTTTATGCAGATACTGATTTCACTTTTTATGTTGATAAAAATTATGATAGTATAAAATTCTTTGAGTCTTGGATGGATTATATTTCTGGTTCTGGTGCATCTCAAACAACTGAAAAAGGATATTTTAGGAAAATGGCATATCCAGATTATTATAAAGTTTCAGAAATTAAAATATATAAGTTTGAAAGAAATATTGAGGGTGTTTTAGAATATAGATTTATTAATGCATTTCCTAAAGGTATGGTTTCAGTCCCTGTTTCTTATGGATCTGCCGATTTATTAAAAGTGACAGTAAGTTTTAACTATGATCGTTATATTATGAACTTTGATTTTTCTAGAAAATTTGATATAGAAATAAGAAATAGAGCATTAAGAACAAGAGAACCTTTTGAAGATCCAAGAATTCCTGGAACAACAATACTTCCAGTTACAGATCCTGATATATACATAAATTCTATTCGTCCTGCATAATAAATAACTAAAACTGAATTGCATTAAAAATTATGCCATTACCCAAGATTAATACGCCAACATATGAGTTGACTTTACCATCAAATGGAAAAAAAGTTAAATACAGACCTTTTCTTGTAAGGGAAGAAAAGATTCTTATTATGGCAATGCAATCTGAAGATATGAAACAAATCACAGATGCTATTGTCCAAATATTGAGTGATTGTATTCTTACTAAGGATATTAAAGTAGAATCCCTTGCAACATTTGATATTGAGTATTTGTTCTTGAATATTCGAGGAAAATCTGTTGGCGAAACTGTTGATGTTAATGTTACTTGTCCAGATGATGGTGAAACTCAAGTTGAGATGACGATTGATATTGATTCAATTAAAATACAAAAAACAAGAGGACATAAGAACATTATCAAACTTGATGATGACTTATCAATGAAACTTAAGTATCCATCACTACAACAATTTATTGAAAATAATTTTGAGACTGCAGAAGTAACCAGTGAAGTTGGGCAATCACTTTCTATGATTACTTCTTGTATTGAAATGATTTATAATCAAGAAGAAAGTTGGGAATCATCTGACTATACTAAAAAAGAATTGGAAGAGTTTGTAGATCAATTGAACACAAAACAGTTCAAGGAAATTGAAAAGTTCTTTACTACAATGCCAAAACTTTCTCATACAATTGAAGTTAAGAATCCAAATACTGGTGTAGAATCTGAAGTTGTTCTTGAGGGTCTGGCAAGTTTTTTCAGTTAGGTATGGCTCATACTAATCTTGAGTCATACTATAAGATTAATTTTGCCTTGATGCAGCATCATAAATA